GCACAACTTGTCGAAGGCTCAACCGCTAAAGACTACCAAAAAACGGAAACAAGACTAAACATTCCAAGACTTGACTACTCAAACGGAACTTGTCCAAGTTTACTTGTAGAACCGCAAAGGACAAACATTTTAAAATACTCAGAGGATTTTGAGAATATTTATTGGTATGAAGAGCCAGGAAATAGCGTAACTTCAAATACAACCATTTCGCCAAGTGGCATCCAAAACGCTGACACATTTACCGCTGTAGGTGGTAGTGAAATGAACATTCATAATGTCGCTACATTTCCATTAACAACTGGAACATATACATATTCAGTTTACTTAAAGAATAACGGAACTAATTTAATCGAAGTATATCTTTACCAAATAGGCCCTGGCTTTGTCGCAAAAGGTGAAATAAATTTTAGTGCTGAAACATTTACCGCATCAATAGGAACTGGAACAATTACAAATGTAGGCAATGGATGGTATCGTGTTACGCTAACAAATTCTGTAACCGCTGGAGATTTCACAACTGGTGTTTATACAACAAGCACTACGGGAACACGAAGCGTTTTTGTTTGGGGTGCACAACTCGAAGCTGGAAGTTATAGTACAAGTTACATACCTACAACATCAGCAAGTGTAACACGCAACGCAGACCAAGTGGCTAAAACTGGTATTTCGTCTTTAATTGGTCAGACGGAAGGTGTTTGGTATTTAGACTTGTACGCTACTGGTAAGAATAAAGATGGTGCTGGCTATGCGACTTGGTTAATTGCTGGAGATTCCTCGAACAATTTTCAAATATACAATATAGGAACTACGCTTTACTGGTACGCAAAAAATACTGGTGGTGTTCTTATAGACCAAACAGCAAACCAAACTCTCGTTGAAGGGGAAAGATATAAAATAGCTTTTGCTTATAAAGCTGGAGATTATGCTTTGTATATTAATGGAGTTCAAAAAAGAACAAGTACAAATGCAAATGTTCCCGCAGTTTCTCAATTCAATTTATCTGCTGAGGGTTATGGTGCTTCGCCAGTTATAGTTAAAAATGAATACAACGCAGTTGCCCTTTGGACTACTCGCTTAACTAACACACAACTCGCACAACTTACAACGATATGATTTACAAGCTAACATACGAAAACAAGGAACAATCACTCGCAGACTTGAAAGCAAAAGGCATTCTTGTAGAGGTTGAAGGTATTGACGGTGAGTCGCACGAAGCATACGGAAACGGAGTTCAAGCAGTTGTTGAAATCGGAAAAATTATGTTAACCCCTCCCGTAATGGAAGGAATGGAAGTAATCGAAGAACCTATTTACGCAGACGGATATCACTACGATGTAATGTCGGATAACACCTATGACTTCGGGTCAAACCTTGTCGAACCAAAGAACCCAAAGCACGCTTTCGCTGGTCATAGTGTTAAAGAAGAGTTTCCTTATGAGCCAATTTTTCTAAATTTACCGACAAATGAAAACTAAATTGACTCTTCTACTTTTCTCCCTTGTTAGCGTACTAGCTCCAATTACGCCACTTATTCTACTTGCAATCGCTTCAATCATTCTTGACACCTGTTTTGGTATTTGGCGAAGTGTTAAAAAACAAGGTTGGAAATCAATACGATCTAGAAGGCTATCGCACACCATTTCAAAGAGCTTGCTTTATTCGGGTGCCATCACCTTTATCTTTCTACTTGAAAAATACGTTGTTGCCGATATTCTAGGCCACTTCATTGCTATTGATTTGGTGCTTACAAAGGCGTTCACGTTCTTTTGCGTAGTTACTGAGGTGAAGAGCATCAACGAAAGCTATCACAGCGTTACAGGCGTCAATGTTTGGGATAAGTTTATCGCATTTGTAAAACGCAGTAAGGAACAATTAGAGGAGCTGAAATGAGACCTGTACGCACAACAATAGTTTACTTTCTAATTTACGCCGCATTCGTTATGCTTTGGAGTTTCCTAATGTACGGATGCTCAGCCGAGCGACTACACCAAAAGGCAGTAAATAAAGGCTACATTCATACTATACATGTGGACACTTTCAAGGTTGCCACCATTGACACCATGTGGAAAGATGGCAAGCCGTATCCTGTAATTACATACAAGGACTCTTTAGTAGTACGAACTGAAATCAAATACGTTCCTAGATGGGTTTATCGGTTCGATAACAAGCGATTTGCCGATAGTTTAGCACAAATACGTGCAATGTATGAAGCCAAGCTAAAAAACGAGCTTAAAAGGCAAAAAATCAAGTCACATGAAAAAAAGATAGTAACCAAGCAAAAGACCAAACAAACACAAAGCGAGAATAAAAACGGATTTGCGGATGCAATGAAGTGGGTAGCGTTGTCTATTTTCAGCACCGCTCTGATTCTTTTGCTTATTATTGTTATTCGAGCAATCAAACGATATATTGCAATCAATGGATGAAATACTTGTAAAATACGTAGCCTTTACCAAAAAATGGGAAGGCGGCCTATCAAGAGATAAAGCTGATTCAGCTAGTAAACACCCATGCCCAACGCCATATAATGGCAAAACAGGTTGGCACACCAATATGGGAATCACATACGCAGCTTGGCACAATTTCTACGGCAAAAATGCGGATGCACGCTTTTTCAATATGTCACATGAGGATTGGTTTAAAGTATTCAAAGTTGGCTATTGGGATCGTGTTAAAGGCGATTTGTACAGATCTAAGAACATTGCAATATTTGTTACCGGCATGGCATGGGGAAGCGGCGCAAGTCAGGCGGCTAAGTCTTTACAGGTTGCTATAAATCATTGCGGTGTCAAATGCGTAGTTGACGGTATTATTGGCAACCAAACAATTAATGCAGCCAACTCAATAGAACCTAGAAAACTTTTTGACGCTTTGACGGCAGAGCGTGAGCGCTTTTTTTACGTTATTGGCGTAGGTAAAAACGCAAAATTCCTACGCGGTTGGCTCAATCGCTTAGCTGATTATCGTAAAACATTTAGACCTTAAACACTTCACCTATGTTGACCTCATTCAAACGCTATTCTAAAAATGTTCATTTCTTTGAGTTCAACACTAAAAAAGTGAAGATTGCCGCTATGTCCGATTTGCATTGGGATAACCCAAAATGCGATTGGGAGCTACTCAAGAAACACCTAGATTACTGCCTTAAAAACGAGATTTACATCATTTTCCCTGGTGACTTCTTTTGCCTTATGCAAGGCCGTGGAGACCGCAGAAGTAGCAAAGATGACATTAGGCCAGAACACAACAATGCGAGGTATTTGGATTCAATTGTCGAAACGGCAGTTGATTTCTTTGCTCCTTACGCTAAAATCATGCTATTGGTCGGATACGGTAATCATGAGACCTCAGTAATCAAATACCAAGAAACCGACCTATTGCGCCGCTTTGTGGATCTATTCAATTACAAAACAGGTGCCGATCTTCAAATCGGAGGTTATGGCGGTTGGGTAATTATTAAGCTAGGAACTCACACGGCTGTGTTTGTCAAGATAAAATATTTCCATGGAAGTGGAGGCGGTGGGGTAATCACCCGTGGTGAGATAAACCTATCCAGAGCCTTACAGTTTTACGAAAACTTTGATATACTACTCACAGGCCACATTCACGAGAATAAGGCAACTGAGGTTGTAAGAGACACCTTAGCATCTGTTGCAGGAAGCTATCAACAAATTCTTAGGCCTATTCACTTAATGATTTGCGGAACGTATAAAGAGGAGTACGGCGATGGCTCAGGCGGTTGGCACATTGAAAGAGGTGCGCCACCTAAACCAATAGGCGGCCGCATTATCACTTTAGAGAACGTCAGAAGTCAGAAAGGCAAAAAATCTACGTTTACAAAACACATTGATTCAATGAAGTTCCCCGGAAATTTGTAACTTCACCCCGTTGTTGTGTATGGTTTCCTGCGCAATGGTAGGTAACAGCATCGGCGCGCAGGGACATCACTCACTTGGTTTTAGCAGGAAAGGCATTCATTTTTGAGTGCCTTTTTTGCTTTGGTACAAGTCAAATAATTGGCACCGCAAAAAATATTTTCACTTTTTTTCATAAAATATTTGCAACTATAAATATTTATAGTACATTTGTAAGGTCAAAGGGACGCAACAACACTAAAAACAACCACTTAACAACAACAAAATGAAAGCAATTAACACAACACTTTTATCAGACAACAACACTTTTCAATTTAAAACATTCAAAAGCGAATTAGTTGATCAAGTAGATGTATTTCACAAAGGCAATCGCGTAGCAATTCTAAACGGCATTGATGGGGCGGCTTTAAGATGGGTTGCAACCGCTGATAAAATTTCAATCAAAGCAGTTATTCAATTAGAAAATATGGTTGCTAGATTAATTAAGCAATCAATTAAAATTCATCTAGCTAAAGCATAACGATAAAAATCCCACAGTATTCGTACAGGGTTGACAGCCGGGAAAGACCGGCATTTTTTAAACCCTAAAACCAGCACAATGCAACAACTAAACGCCAACTTTTTTTGGGATGAAATCCGCCAAGTTTCAGCACTTGGAAACGATCAACAAGATTTGGACATCACCAAGCTAAAGCCGTTAATTGACTCGGCTAGTTACCTCATCAGACAAATTGAAATTTGCGACCATGAGCTCTACAAACTCAATCACTTGCCTAAAATTTACCGCGAGCGCATGACTGAGGAAATAAGCGATTGGAATCGCCAACGCAGTCAGTACCAAGAAAGCCTAAAACAAGTAATTTCTAAGCTATGAACGAGCGCAAATTAATCCAAGCCTACAAAGCCACATTTTATACAGCTATCGTTGTATTCATCTTTTTACTCATCAATTTAATTTATCAGCTATGCTAAAACTAATCAAACAAGACCCTGACTTTATTGGAGGCCTCGCGGTTGCCTTAATTGGCGCGGTGGTACTCATTTACCTATGCCGAACCAATAAACCGCCTGTAATCGACGCAAACACGATTGATTACCAAACCTATCAAGAAGTAAGCTACGAGCTCAAGGGACATTGGGCAAAGTACGCCGAAGGAGTTTATAACCGTAAATACAATGGACAATGAAAGCACGTGAAGTAAGACTAGGAAATCTAGTCATGGATGGTCATGATATGGAAAAAGTAAATGCAAGAATGATTGCCATGCTTGCAGGAAATCATGCAGATTTTGACCCTATACCAATAAATAAAAAGATTTTAACTCAGCTTGGGTTTGAGAATACTTTTGATGAGAATTATCAAGCAGGAAAGATAGTTGTAGAGCTCAATGAAAAGTGTACTTATGTCTATGTAGTTTGCCCTATGCCTTGGATAGAACTTGAGCATATCAAATATGTCCACCAACTACAAAACCTATACTTTGCATTAACAGGCGAAGAACTAACACTAAAGTCATGAAAAATAGAATACCTCGCAAGCTAAAAAAGAAATTTAAAGCGCAATGGCACAAGAAGTCAGGTTATAAATGCTTTATAAGAAGAAGCTCTATTCAATACAAAAAAATAGCATTTCAGAAAAAAGTTTGGGGATGCGAAACTTATTTTAAAGTGTAATATCCATGAAACACATTGAAAACGACCGCAGGTTATTACTAGGCATCATTGCCTTTATGACCCTAATCATGATCATTAAAATCCTTTCAGATGTCTACCATTAGAACACGCCGCATTTCCGAACGCATAGAGCCTTACCGAATTGTAGATGCGCAGTTCACTTATGGGCCCGATTGGTTCAAACTTGAAGACTACGTTTTGCACGGGTATTTATCAGGCGAGCGCATGGATATGATTAACGGTTTAAGCCTTGACCATTTTGACGAAATCCACTACATAACTCAAAGCCACAACGCCAAAAATAACCGCTTATTTTTCCATGTGGTAGGTGTTAGGTACTCAGGAGAAAAACGACAAACAGTATTAATTTTAAAACGTAAGTAATGAAACAACCTAGCGTAAATTACAAGAAATTTGAGCCTAAATACAGTGAATGTTTGCGCGATAGACGTAGAGATTTTGCTATTCTTAAAGCTCACAGAAACAGAAAAGTAAACTATTTGTACGAATTAAAAAATAGCTTCTTAGGCTTTGAAAACGAGCTTACAACCTACGAAATCAAAGTCTTGAAAGCCGAATTAATCTGGTCACGATCTAAATACATACCAACATGGAATACGGAGAGAAAGTAAAGAAAAACATGAAGCGCGCCACAATCATTATCGAGTACACTAGCGAGCAAAATCTAGATGACTTCCTAGATCACATTAAGAACCAACTTAAAGACGGCCAAAGCGAAGGAACTAAAACGTTTTACGTTAATCAGAACTCATTTGTAGCCACTTTTTCGCAAGTGTATTGCGAGAACTACAAGCGTGAAAGTAAGATTGAAGTGCACAACGGCGTTTGCCATGAAATCGTGAAAAGCAATGTATAGGCGAACTATTAAGCGGGTCATTGTGAGCCCAGCACACAAGATTTCTTACCGGGAAGTTTGCAGAATTTTAAAGTTAGCAAAGCCGTGTATTGAAATAGATTAGTATATTTGTATTGAGCAGGCAGGCTCAATGAAAACATTATTTAAGCTCTTTTGGTTAGTAACGCTGCCTCGCGAACGCCAAAGGGGCTTTTTTATTTTAAGGCAGTAAAATGGCAAAAGACAAAAAATCATTTATTCTCTATGGTGATATAATTCACACGGTAGAGAAACTTAGCGACACAGATGCAGGTCAGTTACTAAAGCATATTTTAAGATATGTAAATGACCAAAATCCAACAACTGATAATACTTTAGTTGAAATTGCTTTTGAGCCTATTAAACAGCAACTTAAACGCGACTTAGTAAAGTTTAATGAAGTTAAGTTAAAGCGAAGTGAAGCGGGTAAAGCAGGTGCTAGCAAAAGATGGCAAGAAATAGCAAATGATAGCAAACGCATACAAACGATAGCAAAAATAGCTGTTAATGATAATGATAATGATAGTGTTATAAATAATACTATTATAAACTATCAAGCGTTGCTTGATTTTGTGAATGAAACTTTTGGCCGAAAATTTAAAGTAATCAACGACAAAGTAAAGAAGTCATACAAGGCAAGATTGAAAGAAGGCTACAAAAAAGAAGATATTTTTGAGGCAATCAAGAATTGTAAAAACGTAAAATATCATATTGAGAACAATTTCCAATATTGCACACCTGAATTTTTCAGTAGATCTGAAACACTTGATAAGTACGCGCAAAGAACTATTGTAACCGAAAGTGATGCTATTGTCGCACATCTAAATAAACAATCCAATGCTACTAAAACAAGGTGATGCGCTGCAATACTTACTAGATGTAAGAGATGGCAAAATAAAACAGGGCTTAGGTATTGGTTGTGCTCTTGATGACAATTTGAAATTTAAACCTAAGCAACTCAATATCATTCTAGGTCATGACAACGTAGGCAAGTCTTATTGGATAAATTGGTATTTTCTTACGCTTGCGTTAAAACACGGACTTACATTTTGTATTTGGTCTGGCGAAAATCAAAAGGGTCAAATTTTGCGTGACATGGTGCAAATGTACAGGGGTAAGCACTTTAACTCATTGACGCACAACCAAATAATGAGTGACGTAGGTTATTTAGAACAATATTTTGTGTTTGTAGATAACTCGAATATGTACAAGCCTGAACAAATATTAGAACTATTCAAGGAAAGCGGAGCGAATGTGGGTCTCATTGACCCATTTACAGGCTTACATAGGGAGATGTCATTTGCAGGAAACTACGATTTTATGAATAAAGCGCGCCAATTCGTAAACAGCACAGGAATGACAATCTACATAAACACACACCCAAATAGCGAGAGCGGTAGAAGTGGAAATCTTTATGCAGAAGGCGAGCTAAAAGGACACTTGAAACCACCGCTGAAGGACCACATTGAAGGTGGTAAGGCTTTTTTAAATCGCTGTGATGACATGATAGTCATACATAGACTAGTAAAGCATCCTGATCACAAGTATAGAACTTGGGTAATGGTTGAGAAGGTAAAAGATATGGAAACAGGTGGAAAACACACAGAGCTTGATAGTCCTATTGTTTTTGATTTTAACAGGGGTTTAGGTTTTGAAATATTAGGAGCTGACCCATTAAAAGTTTACAGGCCGGTAGAATCTCAACAGACAATTTTAAATAGCATGGATATGTCTAACAAAACACCTTTTTAACATGGATCTAAACTTAAAAATAATTGTAGCAAAATCAAATATTCAAACGATTTTACACCGTTTACGATTGACCCGTGAAGACATTGAAAAGAACAGGCCGACAGCTATAAAGTACATAGAAGGCAGCAGAGACACAGAGGCAAAACTATCTCAAGTAAATGTAATTTTTCAAGAGCTAGAGCATGAAGCAAGAATGCAAGGCCGAGAAAATATGATCTTAACACACCAAAACATGGAGCTCAAGCAAAGAATTGAAGAGTTAGAAAATCAAATTAAATACCAAAACATTGAAATATGAGAACTAAACTAATTTACTACGTTGGTCAGAAAGTTATTCAAGAGTGGATATTTATATCAAAATCATTGGCTTATTGGCAGAAATCAAAATTACTTAGCTCTGGGCAATACAATACAGGAAAATTTAAAATTGTAGAAATAAAATAAACCAACTATAAATAATTATACCTATATTTACACCCAAAACCAATATACAACAACAATGAAAAAGCTAATTTTAAGCAAGTTGCATATTCGCGACTTTAAGAAAATCAACGATTTAGAGATTGATTTTTCACAACAAACCACCATTGCCGGCACCAACGGAGTGGGTAAATCGACCATCTTTGATGCTTACACCTGGTTACTCTACGGCAAGAACTCGCACGATCAACAAGATTTCAGTATTAAGCGCCTAGATGAAAACGGAAACGTGATTCATAATCTAGTTGCTAGCGTGCGCGGTGTTTTTATCCTAGACAGCGATGTTATCCAACTAGAGCGCCGTTACAAAGAGAAATGGCAAAAGAAACGCGGTAACGAGCATGAAGAGCTTACAGGGCATACAACTGAGTATTTCATCGACCAAATACCAAAGAGCAAATCAGAGTTTGACGCCTACGTCAAAGGCATGATTTCTGACACTATTGCAAAGGTCATCAGCTCGCCGCTTTATTTCAATGAAAAAATGAAATGGCAGGAGCGCCGCGAGATTTTAACATCCATTGCAGGCGATACAACGCCCGAAGATGTGCTAAATTTTGCGCCTGACGAATTTAAATCAGCAAATGAACTACTTGCTTTACTCGAGGCAAGAAAGTCGCTCACAGACGAAAAAACGCGCATTGCATCGGAACGCAAAAGATTAAAGGAGCAACTAGATGGCATTGCGCCTAAGATTGAGGAGCTTACAAGCATGACTGTAACCGAGTTGGATGCTACGGAGCTAAGCGCAAAGAAAGCCGAGCTAAACGCAGCTAAAGAGCAAATCAATAAGCAACTCGATGACATTGCCGAGAAGAACAAAGCCGAGCAACAAAAGGTCATTGATAGTAACAATCAGCTTTACAAATGGCAGGATGAGCTAAGCAAGGCAAAACGCGAGCTACTCAAAGACCATAACGACCGAGCACAGGCATACGAGAAACGCAAAGCAGATTTGCGCCTAGAAATCCAAAAGCTAGAGTTTGAGCAGGCTGAAACAAAGTCAAAACTTACAGCACTTGAAAAATCAATCGAACAGCACCAAGCCGCATCTGATAAACTCAAAGAGGCATGGACTAAAAAGAAAGCCGAGCAATTTACATTTGTAGCTGAAAACTGCCCATGTTGCCACCGCCCAATGGACAACAATGAAGAGCAGCAACTAGAGAAGTTCAATGTAGCTAGAGCCAACGCAATAGCGCAAATACTCAAAGAGGCTACCGACATCAAAGAGCTCAAAGAAGCCGAGCAACGCCAGGCGCAAACTCTTGACCTCACATTGATTCGAATTGCTAACGACATCGAGACGAAAAACACCTACTTGAAAGAAGTAGAGGCTTCATTTGTAGTCGAGCAAGAGCCAAGCGACACGCCTGACATGGTTGCATTGAAAAACGCCATCGACACGCATAAGCCTTACACACCTGAGGCAGTTTGCAACAATGCTTTAAAGCAAGAACGCGAGCAACTAGATGAGCAAATCAAAGAGGTAGAGGCATCGTTGGTCAAGCTAGGCCACATTACCGAGATTAACACCCGTATTGCCGAACTATCAGAAAACAAGCGCGTACTTGCGCAACAAATCGCAAGCCTTGAGCGCGTGGCTTTCCAAATTGACGCATACGAAAAAGCGCAAATTGAGCTAGTTGAAAGTAGAGTAAACGCAAAGTTTGCTATTGTCAAGTGGAAAATGTTTGATGAGCAAATCAATGGAGGTTTGGCGCCAACTTGCGAGGCAACTGTAAACGGAACGCCTTACAACGATCTAAACACCGCGATGAAAATCAACGCTGGCCTTGACGTAATCAACGCGCTTAACTACCATTTCGGAATGTTTGCGCCTGTGTTCATTGACGCACGTGAAAGCATTGTTGATATAATTGAAACGGACTGCCAAGTCATTAGCTTGCAAGTGGATAAATCGTTTAGTGAATTGACTGTAATTGTATAACCCTAAAATCAAGATAAAATGAAACAAAATTCAACAATCAGAAACTACAATTTCAAAGTAACTACTATTGAAAGCGGTCAAAGAGCTAAATACGGAGATAGTTATTTTCATTTTGAAATTGAAAATATAAGTGATATTGATTATGCCGAGCATGTTGTTCAAGATTTTTGTACTGGCTTTTTAAGGCCAGCAAGATTTAATCATGAAAAGAGACGTGAACACTTATCAAAGCCCGATGTAGATTTCGCATTACATTTTGCGCCTTATTGGACTGAATTTAAAAAAGTAGACGAGCGAAAATTTGTTTACAAAATGATAGAACCTTCAACACATTAAAAAATGGAAAACGTAAAACAATCCGCATTTGCTTGCGCAAACGAATATCATTTGCAACAAGGCCTAACCAAACGCGAGTATTTTGCAGGGATGGCAATGATTGGATTATACTCTATGAAAGACGCTATTTGCTGGACAGATGAGGATATTGCTAAAATGTCAGTAAAACAATCTGACGCGCTACTCGCAGAACTTGAAAAAACTGAGAAAGCATGAACTACGAACTAAACGTCAAATCCGACCATTGGCGAAGCTGTTACACTATCCGCTTAAAGTACGCGTCAGGTGTTGAAAAGTACCGAACCAAGCGCCTGTCTAAAGACGAATTTGAAAAGATGCGTAACTACACCCATGAGGATTGGGAGAGATACCTCGATAGTTCAGAAAATTATAAACTAGTAAAGTAAAATCCACTATAAATACTTATATTTGATAAAATTTTAGTCAGGTGGCGAAAATGGTAACGCAGTGTTGATTGGAAACGTATGGAAATCAAAATAACACGTATAACTATTGCAGGTTCGAATCCTGCCCTGACAACAAAATCCTGCCCCATGGCCTGTACATATTTATGATGTACGTTCGTTTGGGGGTGGTTGACAGCTCGGAAAGACGAGCATCTTTTGTAACCAATTAAATTCATATACAATGAACACAACAACGCAGCCAGCAGTGGCAGAAAAGGACATCACTACGCAAGTCCTTCAGAAAGTGCAAGCCTTTGAGAAATCAGGCGAGCTAAGAATCCCAAAAGACTACTCACCCGAGAACGCGCTCAAAGGCGCAATGCTAGTCTTGTCAGACCTAAAAACAAAAGACGGTCATTCGGTTTTGCAGTATTGCTCAAAAACGAGTATTGCTCAATCCCTTTTGAAAATGGTTGTAGAAGGTCTAAGCGTGCTCAAAAAGCAAGGGTATTTTATTCCTTACGACAAGGAATTGACATGGTCGCGAAGCTACCAAGGCTCAATTGCTTTGGCTAAGCGAGTAGCTGAGGTCAAAGAGGTAAACGCAGTTGTAGTTTATCAAAACGATGTATTCGAGTACGGAACTGACGTGAAAACAGGCCGCCAAGAAATCTACAAGCACATTAACAAACTTGAGAACATTGCCAACGACAAGATTATTGCGGCCTATGCAATTGTAATCTACAAAGATGGATCTACAACGGCAACTGTAATGACCATGGAGCAAATAAGAGCCGCATGGAACCAAGGTGCAACACGTGGCAACTCACCTGCGCACAAAAATTTCACTGAGGAAATGGCTAAAAAGACGGTCATAAACCGCGCTTGCAAAACTCCTATCAATAGCTCAACGGATGTTATCCTGGTGGGTGGTTACGATGAGGACACAGACGAGCCGACAACGATTGATATTAAGCACGAAATTGTTGAGGACACGGCAAGCGAGCAAATAACTTTTGAGATTGAGGCAAACGAGCCGAAAAGCGCCATTAAGTCAGCAAGACCAACCGAAGCAAAAGCAGAGGCAGAACCATCGGAATTCCCTGAGTAATGAGAATCAACATTATTTCATCAGGCAGTAAAGGCAACGCCTATATAATCGAAAAGAACAACACCGCGCTCTTAGTTGAGTGCGGTGTAAAGTTCGCCGAGATACAAAAGGCGGTAAGTTTTAACCTCTTAAAAATAAAAGCAGTGCTCGTGTCTCACGAGCACCAGTGACAAGACCACTCGAAAGCATGGCGCCAAGTCATAGGAGCAGGAATACCAATGTTTGCAAGCGCAAACACTTACGATGCGCTTAAAGTTGGTCCAGAAGATAGGCAAAGAGCGCTTTATCATGGCGCGATTAGTGGGCCCGTTAAGTGCTTCAAAGCTAACCACGATGCAGCCGAACCGCTTAATTTCATCATTGATGACCTGTTATTCATTACCGATAACTACAAGCTGCAATTTGACTTTTCGGCATTCAAGTTCACGTGCGTAATGATTGAGGCAAACTATTGTGAGGAACTCATCAAAGGCAAAGCCGATGACTTTGTAAACAAAAGACGCTTTCGCTCGCACATGAGCTTTCAAACCGCTTTATTAACCCTAAAAACGCTCGATTTAAGCGAGTGCAAACAAATCATTTTAATTCACCTTAGCGATGGATATACGGACGAAAAGCGCTTTGTTCAGGACATTGAAAAAGCCTTCGGCATTCCAACTATTTGCGCTGATAAAAACCAAGTAATTGAGTTATGACACTAAAAGAAAAAGCAAAAGAAAAAGCACAAGAGTTAGTTACTAAATTTATGCCACATTCAACAGGTAATTCTAATAGAAATGAAGCAATTGACTGCGCATTAATTGCAGTTGATGAGGTATTGAGCCTTCATAAAAAAATACCTCTCGAAACTTTAGAGCTTTATGCAGAAGTAAAAAACGAAATAAGCAACTTTTAAACACTAACAAAATGAAACAAACATTTTTAACCAAAGTAAGCTACACCAAGCAATTCGATAACGGCACGTTTAAGCGCGTTGTTGAACAATACCTATTCGATGGCCATACATTCACCGACTGCGAAGCTAACGTATACACGCATTTAGGCTCCATGATTAAAGGCGAGTTCACGATCATGAAAATGGATAAATTTATGGTTGATGACCTAGTCAGTAGTGAAGAATATGGATTTGATAAGTATTTCCTAGTCAAACAGGAGTACACCAACCTAGATGACCGCGAAATCAAAATGAAGCTACTTGTTAACGCTGAAAGCATTGAAATGGCTCGAGATATGGCTGTAAAATACAATGAACAAGAATTAATGCGATTTGAAACGCAAATCAAATCCATAGTAGAAACCAAAATTTTGGACTATTTCCAAAGTGAACAAACAATTGAGGAATGACCCAAACCAAACTCGAAAAGCGCTTCGCCAAAAAAGTGGAGCGCTATTGTTTACAAAAGCAAACGACCCCTTGGATAATTTGCAGCTCATTTGGCTACACAAATATGCAGGCCATTGGCCGATTCCTTACAGGTGAGGGCACTATCAGCGCGCAAACCATGGGATTGATTGACGAATACATGAAAAAGAATAAATAACCTAAAAACCAAGTAAAATGGCAATACAAGAACAAGTAAGAGAATGGCAGGAAAAGCAAATGCAAAAACTTCGCGAAATACTTTACAAAAACCGTAACAATTACACCTCAACCATTAAACCAATTTTTGCGGATTCACAAAGTGAGCTAAGTGATAAAGCTATCAAGGAGCTGAGAAAGCAATACAACCCAACCTATGACGAGGTGATTGCAATAGGATTCAAACGTGAACAGGCAGAAGATGACGTTTTTGAGGATAAACACGGCTATCCGTATTTTCTAGTCAATTTCGAAGCTCAGAACCTCATCATTGAATGGGATGTATTAAGCCATGAGCTCACATTGACAGTAGCCGACCAATTGATTGGCAGAATCACTTTTGATAAAGCAAGGGAGATAATTGAACATTGCAATAATCCTAAACAAGACTAACAACCTCAAAGCCAATTCAATCGGATTGGCTTTTTATTTACCTTTGATGTGTGAAATCCTAATACCTCAGCTATGGAAACTACTTTTAATCATGTCGAATCGAACACAAAAATTTACTTTACAACCGATTACGGCCGCTTTAAATTCCTGAAAGGCAACCGCGATCTAGACGAGCGCAAAGTAAACAAAATCAAAGACATCATTCAGCAGGGAGTTGACGTGCTAAAATACGCGCCAATTATCGTAAATGAGGCGATGCAAATCATTGACGGACAACACCGCTATGTAGTTTCAAAGGAGCTCAGAACCAATGTTTACTATGTCATCCACAAAGAGGCAGATTTAACAATTGTTCCGGCAATCAATAGCAATCACACCAAATGGAAAAACACGGATTTCTTGAATAGCTACATCGACCTTAAAAAACATGATTACATTGAGCTTCGCGAGTTCTTAGACCAACACCCAGGACTAAGCCTTTCGACCGCAGTCAAATTGTTTCATGACGGCACGCCAAACGGCAAAGAGGGTATTGATGCTTTCAGAGATGGGCAATTCAAATTGAACCATTACGATCATATTGTTGAGCTCACCGAAATGTTAACCGACTTCATTGGATACATGGACAACCCCTATAGCTCAAGGATGTACCTCGTTATGCTCACACTTCAAAATAATGGCAAATACGATCATGGTAAAATGATAGCCAAACTCAGAGAGTCAGGCCGTAGAATTGAGGCAATCAAAACAACAAAGACTATCATTTCAGAAATGGAGTCAATTATCAATCACAAAATGCGCGACCGCGTTTATATTCAGTAACACATGAAAAAAGCCATCACAATAGCAAAATTCATCATTTTAGCGCCTATATGTCTTTACCTATTTATTGCAGATAGGTTGTTCACTTCATTCTATCCAATTGGCAACCAATGGCACCAGAATGTAGCACTTAGGCACCCAAATTGGTGAGTTGTTCTTCTGACTACTTACCGCATTGTTTGGGCACTCATCTTATTTTCAATCTTCAAATTCATTCAATATGTTTTCTTTTCTTAGACGCTTATTCGGTAAAAAACAAAAAGACCTACAAGCTAAACAATACGAGCAAATCGGGCGTTTAATTGTTCACGGAGCAATGACAGATAGACGTTTTAACCGTGCCATTTCAGCGCTACCACTTTATCCGAAACTCCTTGAAATAATCGGACAACACCCCGAACAAAGAAAGGCAAGGATGTTTGTTAGATTTTTTCAATTGTACAGAAAACGCTAAATTTGGTATGTTGATTGATGCAATTAGGTCGGCTCATTGTCGGCCTTTTTTATACATTGTAACATGGAAAAGAAAGAGAAAAAACCAAGAGCACCAAGGAAAAAGCCTAGTCCATTAACAAAGGCAGGACAACCAAGAAAGAAAACAGGTGTGCCAACTGTGAAGAATACACCTGAGAAATTTGAGTTGCTTTGCCAAATGATTGAAATTGAGGGAATTAGCGCGATTAAGGGCATTAAAAGGCTTGGTTTGAGCACTGATATGTTCTATAAATGGCTAAATGAGGACGAAAATAACGCGAAAAAATACGCGCGTGCAGCTGAAATACGTAGCGAAATGATATTCGAGGAAATGCTCGATATTGCTGATAAACAAGACAAAGACGTGTACATTGACGCTGATGGAAAGGAGCGAACAGACCACAATGTCATTCACCGCAACAAGCTACAAATTGACACGCGCAAGTGGTATTTATCGAAAATCATGCCTAAGAAGTACGGCGATAAGGTCGACATTACAACCAACAATCAAAGCCTAAACGCCCCGAAAGGAATTGAGCTAAACGATGACCAAATAACGAAGCTCATTGACAAGCTATGATGAAATAAAGCCATTACTGCAATCGGCCGCTCGAAGTAATTTCGTTGCGTTCTGTTTCTTCTATGACTATGACTTTTTCAAATCACGTCCATACCTCAAAGAAATCGCACAGGCGTTTCAAGATATTGATGACCGAGTAATCAGAACGCTGGCAGTATCGTTACCACCTCGCGCAGGTAAATCCTACATAACCTCATTGTTTTGTGCTTGGACACTTGGAAAGCACCCAACCGAAAGCGTAATGAGAAACACCTGTACTGCAACGCTTGCTCAAAAACTTTCATACGATGCAAGGGATATTGTACGATCAGAAAAATTTATGCAAGTATTTCCAGAAGTAAGGCTATCAGATGACCGAGGTAGTGTAGACGCTTGGTCGACTAATTACTCGAAGCAAGTCGGTTATTTTGGCCGAGGCGTTGGCGGTACAATCATTGGTTTTGGTGCAAGTAAGCTAGCCATTACCGATGACCTTTTTAAATCCATGGAGGATGCAATGAGCGAAACCATACGCGAAAAAACGCACTCATGGAAAGAGGCAACACATGACTCGCGTAAGGAAAGCGGATGCGCTGAGATTGACATCGGTACGCGTTGGACCCGTGACGACGTTATTGGTAAAAACACCGAACAAGGCTATTACGACCGACAAATCATTGTGCCGGCACTCATTGAACAAGACGGTGAATTGCTTTCGTTTTGCGAGGCTGTAATGACAACCGATGAGTATTTGCGCAAAAAGCAAAAGACCAGGGAGGAGATTTGGATGGCTGAGTACATGCAGCAGCCTGTTGACATCAAAGGGCGTTTGTTTGAGCACTTACGTACATTTAAAGACGTTCAGGCGGTCAAGAAACACACCGCAGGCGCATTTGCTTACATTGACGTAGCTGACGAGGGCAGCGACTTCCTTTGCCTTGTCATTGGCCATATAGTCGGAAAAGATGTGTACATCACAGATGTAGTTTTCTCAAAGGCAAATACTGACGTTACAATCCCACTTTGCGCCAAGGTATTGGATGACAACAACGTGAGCTATTGTAGAGTTGAAACCAACGGAATGGGGGCGATATTCATCAAATCGCTACGCAAAGCGACAAAAACAAGGCTGCTGCCTGTTGTAAATAATCAGAACAAAGAGACCCGAATTATAATGAATAGTAGCTACGTGCTGCGCAAATTCAGATTCCTAGCCGACCAAATCGGCGAGTATGGGCAGTTTATTCACAACCTTAAAGGCTATCAAAAAGAGGGTAAGAATAAGAATGACGATGCGCCTGACGCGGTTACAGGTCTAGCGTTGTTTGTTCAGGCGATGTTACCGAAACTAGATGCCGAGTAAATCGCGTTTCTCTTGATCGCTAAGCGGAGTAATGTTGCTTATCTTCTCAACTGCGCTTGCACGTTTGAACATAGCCTCAGCACTTCGCGTTTGGTCTTCTTTAAGTACAGAGATGTGTGAGAAGTCTGGCACCAAGTACATTCCTTCCTCATGGAGCTTCATTTGCTTAGTGAACTCATCGTATAGGATTTCCGTTGTTGGAATGATAGTTGAGTTGTACGCCTGACGCTCTCCCATTTCAACATTTGAGAACGTTGAGCCTTTACCGCCTTCGCCTTGACCGAACATATGTTGATTCAATCCGTAGGCATCAATGATGGCCAGCTTGTCAGCGGTCATTTCCTCAAATAGCATCAAATCTTTTACCGGGAATGTCATAGGCTCGAATTTGATAGGCTTATCGGTTATAATAACCTCACCTTCATTTCTTGCCTTCATATCCTTTCGGATTTTCTTGATGTCCTCATCTTCCAAAGGGAGCGATGAAATGCCGTCTTTGTTGTCGCTCGATAAAATACCAAGTGAGAACATATTGCGAAGTAGCACGTTTCTCTTTTCGTATTGCTTTTGTAGGTTGCTCAATGGCATCTTCAAAGCATCAATCTTAGATCGTGAGTTGAACATATCAATACCATCCACCTCGGTGATGTAAATAATCTCCTCAGGTAAAAACGTGGTATAGGTATCAATACGGCTGATTGGTATTTGAAACTCTTTAATAAACGACTTCAAATCAACCGTGATGAGGTTCTGACCGGTTGGCACAATCTTCACATTATTGAAAGCCAAAGGCATCAACTGCAATTTACCAAACGAGCCGTTTGGAGCGTACACAATGACGTTATTCGTAATACATTGATTGATAGCAACGAATTTCATCATTTTGCCCCAAGACTGCATTGCGTTAGGTCGGTCGATTAGTTTGAAAATCGGGTTGCCGTTATTTTTCACGGGGTTGCCATCTTTGTCAACGATTATTGGATTGGCACTAGCCACCATATCAGCAAATCGGTTAATTACTGCGTTTAGTTCTGGAATAGAATAGTATAAATTCCACTTATCAGATGTGTTCACCCATTCAGGCACAACCGTTCCGATTTGTTGTGTGGTATAGTAATTAGGGTTGTTGATGCCGAAAAGCGCGAATACTTTGCTGAAAAAGTCCATCGTTTAAATTTAATGTGTAGGCCAAAATTATTATAAATTTGCTCAAATAACTTTGATATGAGTAATTTAACGCCGAAAGAAATCGAAGCAATCAAGCAAGTTAAGGAGGTTGTTAAGGTCTCAAATGAAACTGTAAAGAAATGACTAGAGAGGAATCAATTAAAGATGTACTAGCCAACAAGGAGCTTTTATATGCGAAAAAGACATCGACTTTAAAGCATGGAGATGTAGTGTTCGGTTCTTATGGCGAAGTCAATCACAAAACCGAGGTAATCAAACAAGATGGTAACGGTCAAGCTATGGAGCTAGGCACCATGAAACTCGGCCTTTGTATCAATACGACCAACGTAATTGACTCACACATGGACTGCCATATTCCTGGTCTTTGGAAAAAGTCTTTGCAGGAGATGAAAACGCTCTACTTATTGCAGGAGCATGAAATGGAGTTCGAGTACGTAATCGCTGACAACGTAAACAATGACTTCACGGCATCTACTAAAAAAATGCCTTGGAGTAAGCTCGGGGCAAGTTACGAGGGTTCAACCGAGGCTCTTGTCTTTGACGTAACGATTGACAATAAGCGCAATCCGTTCATGTTTGAGCAGTATAAAAACGGCTACGTTTTGAACCACTCTGTTGGGATGCGATACGTTAAACTTTTCCTTTGTGTAGATACGGAAGAGCCTGTTTACGCGGCCGAAAAGGCTAGTTGGGATAAATACTATCCTCAGGTAGTCAACAAAGAAGTAGCCGACATGAGAGGTTATTTTTGGGCAGTTACCGAGGCAAAAGTTGTTGAGGGTTCTGCCGTTGTAAAAGGTAGCAATGCAATTACACCGGTAATCTCTATTGTAGAGAACGCAAACAAAGAATACTGCGACACGTGCGAAACAGAAACCGATACCATGACAGTCGACAATGGTAACGGACTTTGCAAAGGCTGTGGAACACGTCGCAAGGAAGCCGCCAAAAGCACTTCCAATAACGAGCCGTCTAAAGACACTCAAGAAGGCAAAGAAGCTCCTGCCTTGGATTGGAGCAAAGTAATTTCTAACTTCTAAATTCTAATAAAATGACAGTAGAAGAAGTAGTTAAAGCCCTTGAGGAAAAACTAGCAACTAAGGGTTTTGCAAACCAAACAGATGTTGAGGCTATCAAAGCATCCATCGAAGAATTGAAAAGCGCTAACGACGTCACAGCGATTAAAGAGGCGATCACAAATGTTGAGACTCAAATCGAGGCTTTGAAACAAGCTAACAATGAGCCACAAAAAGAAGTTAAATCTTTCCGTGAGGCTTTAATGAGCGCATTCGAGGCTAAGGCTGATGATCTTGAGGCAATGATTAAGTCGAGAGACATGAGCATTGATATTCAAATCAAAGATGCGGTTACCGTAACAGAAGCAAACACTTTGTTTGCTGGTGCATCTGCTTCACATTGGTTGTTGACATCTTTCACGGGTGTAGTTAGCCAAGTTCGTCACAGAATTTCAAGATACTTGCAATATGTGAGCACTGGTACAATCAACAACCGCGTGGCAATGTGGGTTGAAGAGTACGATGAGCAAGGCGCACCAATATTCACAGCTGAAGCCGCAGGAAAACCTAAGGTATCTGTTCTCTACAAAGAGAAAGAGGCTAAAGTTCAGAAAATCCCTGCATTTATGAAGGTTTCTACTGAAATGCTTCGCGACCTTCCGCAGTTGGTTTCTTATATTCAGTCTAACCTTTTGAAAAGAATTGAGGTTGCAACTGTAACTGAGTTATTTGCCGGTAACGGTACAATGTTAAACGGCTTGCTTGGTTACGCAACTGCGTTTACAGGTGGTGGCATCACAACTGCTATCCCTTCTGACTTTGACGTGTTCCGTGCATTGGCTTTACAAGTACAAAAGGCTTTCGGTACTGCTACAGCTGTATTCGTTAATCCTGACATCCTTGCAGCTATGGATATGGAGAAATCTGCTGACGGTATTTACTTAATCCCACCTTTCAAATCTGCTGACGGTACAGAAGTTGCAGGAATGGAGCTCATCCCAGAACTTGCCTTAATCGGTTCGGGTGTTGACTTTGTTGGTGGTGACTTGTCAGTTGTTAATGTACGTTTCCGTGAAGGTCTTTCAATCAACATTGGATTGGATGGAACTGACTTCACAGATAACTTACGTACAATTCTTGCAGAGCAAGCATTAGTGCAGTTCGTTTCTGCAAACGATACTCAAGTATTGGTTAAAGGCACAATGGCCGCTGCCAAGACTTTGATTACAGCCGCATAAGAGTAATATCTGCTACACTTGCCCCGACATTAACCCAAGCGGTTTGTCGGGGTTTGTAGCATAGAAACCTTTAATACTTTACACAATGAAGATTAAATTAACCGCAAAATTTCACCCAAGCCGCAAAGGCAATGTTGTCGAGATTGACGATCTAATGGCTGAGGCACTTATCAAAGAGGGCAAAGCTGAGGCAGTAGAAGCAAAGGCAAAAGGCAAAGGCAAAAAAGAAGCTGAACCCGAAGTTGAAGAGCCGCAAGCTCCAGCTCCTGAGGCCGATGCAACAAATGAAGGTGAAGAAATCGTAATCGAGTAATTACCATGGCAGTCAGTCAACTTATAACCCCTGAAAACTTTATCAATCGTTATGCTATTACCATTGCTTTTAACAATGGTGAGGCTGTTATTGAGGAGTATATCAAGCTCTATGAGAAGCCAACTGTTTACAAAATGCTTGGTTATGAGTTGACTAATTTGCTTTACGATGACCCAACGGTGCCAGAACTTGAGAAGCTACTAACTGAGTTTGCTTTTGAGGGCAAATGCGGTGAGGGCAAATATTGCTCAGGTCTTTACGACATCTTGACCGCCATGATTTATGCTAAGTACCAACGTGAGCAAATCACACTAAATACTAGCATTGGCCAAATGAGGCCTAAAGTTGAAGCAGGCGAGCTTGCAAATGACAATTACACAAACGTATTCAAGTTGTACAACGATGCTGTACAAAACAGCCTATTGTTACAAGAATACATTGAGCTCAACAAAGAGCTCGTTTATCCTACATACAAAGGAACTGAGTTCAAAACCTCTTGGTTAGTATGAAGCTAGTTAGCGAGCAAATACAGGAATTTGTAATCAACAACCTAGAAAACTCTTTGGATGTTGTTGAGGTTGGTGTATTTGACGATGTCAATTTCACGCAGTCGATTACGTTTTGCGATGCCAAATGGCTACGCTTATACCTTGATCGTTTACTCATTAACGGAGTGCCTACCAAAGTAGTTCAAATTGTTTCTGAGGTTGAGTTTATAGTTGAGACAGATGTAGAGCTAACAGGCTTAGAAATCTATTCACTACCTAAACCATTGCTTTTAAATGGCACGCTTTCAAACACAAAATGGGAGTGGAATAAATACGTGGACCCAACGACCAATCAAAACAAGGAGCGCGACAAACTGCCGTTTATTTGGTTAGTTTCCCCAACAGAGGAGAAAACCGATAACTACAACGCAGGAGGCTCAAAGACCGTTATTGCAAAACTTTGGTTTGTACATTGGTCTGATTGGAAAAAGTTAAACGTAGACCGCCAAGACGAGGCTATAAAGCCGCTATATGCGCTACTTAATGAGTTCATGGCTACAATGAATAGGCTAAGCAACATTTTTGACGGCGATAGCCTTAATTACGCTACTCGCGACTTTCCTAAATTTGGTACAGAAAACGAAAACGGCATTGACAAGGCTTTGTTTGATAGCACGCTTTCAGCAATTGAACTTGACGTGAATTTCAAAATGATAAAGCGATATTGTGAAAATTGCTAATTTTGGTACGAACAATTTTTATTTAATCAATTAAAAAACAAGATTATGGCTATTGCTGGATGTAACTGCAAGGGGCGAATTGGAAACACTGGCTATCCGGGGGTTAAACCTTTTGGAGTTACGTCAGGAGTTTACATGATGCCTATTCTTGCAAACGATGGTACCCGAAACGGTATCGACTTAACAAGTGCAACACTTGCACAGGATATTCTTGACGCGATCAACAACCCTGACCCGTCTAAAAGAATGTATCCATTTAACAACCTTCGTAACGTAACTCACGAGGAGGCTGACCCGAACTTTGAGACTGCTGACAATGGTGAGCGTTTCAAAACTCGTAACGGTATCAAAACTGTTACTTTCGAGGCTTGGGGTGTAAACGAACAATACTTCGGTAAGGTTTCTGACAACTGCGTAAACTTCGGTATCATGTTGATTGACGTTTGTGGTAACATGAAAGGTCAATTAGAAGGCGAGAAATTAGTGCCTAGACCTGTTAACCAATTTAGCTTCTACGCTAAGTACATTGACGCAACTTCTGACGCAGGTGCAAAAGTTATGTTCTCAATGGACTATTCACTTATCACAACTGATGGTGATCAGTGGATGATTCCATCTAGCTTAATCGCTCCTTTTTCTGCTCTTGAGCTTAACGGACTTATTGACGTTGATTTTGACATCACTGTCAACTCAGCAACTGAAATCGAGTTCCAAGCTAACTACGAGTACGGAAACGCGGTTAATCGCTTACCTTGGAGAGGTGCTGAATTAGCTGACTTCGCGTTGTTCAACCAAACAACCAACTTGGCTGTAACACCTTCGGCTTTGACTGAGTCGTCTGTAACGCCAGGTCTTTATACACTTACTCTCCCTGCTCAAACTACGGGTGACGTTGTTGCATTGTCTGCTTTCAGAGCTGCAACAGGTAACCTCTTGAACGGGTTTGAAGGTGAGGCAACAACTTTTATTGCTGACTAATGACAGTAATTAAAATCGGCAACCACCAATTCAATGCCTTCGCATTTGAGGGGATGACGCAAAAGCAAGCAATTGCGCACTTTGCGAACTTCCCTGCTGAGGTGGTGAAACAGGCTTGGAAACAAGCGCAACCGATTATCAAAAAGGCATAGTTTGTTTGTTTTGTATATGAAAGAAAGGCGCAGCGATGCGCCTTTTTTGTTACTTTGTATTTATGGCAATCGGGAAAAGTAAGCTGCATGAAATGTTACGTAAGGGCAAATTGCTCAACGAGGCAGTCGCTTGGTACAATGCTTTTTCGCCTAGAACAAAAACCGAAATACTCGATTTAATACGCCAGGAGCAGTTAATGAAAAAGGGAATAGATGGCACCGGTAAAGTAATCGATTACTATTCCATGCTCACGGCCAGAATCAACCCAAAGAAGAAATTTAATACACCTTACACGCTTTACGATACAGGCGCATTTTACCGCTCAATGTATGTGCGCGTTCTGATGGAATCCATCGAGATAGATGCCGACACTCAGAAGATGGAAGATAAAAAATGGTACACAACAAAAATACTGACGCTAACCGATGAAAATCTTATCAAAGTTCAAAACATGGTCAAAGAGAGCTACATCAAACAATTCAAAGACATCTTGGGACTCAATTAGCGAGATGCCTTTGTACAATTGGGAGAAGTGCCAAGAGGGTCATTTGCAATACGCGAATCGCGATCATAAACCTAGAGAAACCGATATTGAAAATTGGGTAAGGCTTTACAATGAGTACCTAGAACGCTATGGACTTGGCAAGCAACTTGAGCGCTATTTGTCTCAAAAGGCGCATCTTACAAAGCTACGTCTAACCTACATACAGACAAACAACGTATTTTTGTTAAACAACATCGAGATAGCGCAAATCGAACTTGAGCAACTAGACCCGTCAAAACATGACGGCATGACCATTCAACAAGTTTTGATTTACCTATCAAAATGGCTTGGTTACCGAATAGACACCAAGCTGGTAACTATTGTAGAATTTAAAGAAATGCAAGAGCAGTATGTCAGAAGCAATAAAGAAAAGTGATATAGTACAGGGCGACCCGTTTAAAGAGATTTCAAACGACATCGCTTCAACTCTAGGCTCGCTCGAACAATTCGACAAGGCATTAAAATCTATTGCCTCAACAATGGTTAATGACTTAGGCAAGGCCTCAGCTAAGACCGTGCAGGATATTGAGGCCATTAACAAGGCCGAGATTGAAAGCGAGAAGCTATTGCAACAAAAGCTCCGCACTCAGAAGCTACAAATAGACCTTGAGGCCAAGAATCAAAGACTTAAAGAACAACAAGCCAAAGCCATTGAAAGAGCGGCTAAGGCAACGGCTAGCGAGGTTCGTGAAGCTGAGAAAGCAAATAGCATTTACACGCGTGTAGATCGCAAACTTGCCGGCATGGTTAAAACATATCGAGACCTAGCAATCAGAAAAGAACTTGGAGCCAAGCTAACAGCAAAAGAACAACGTGAGTACGATTACTTGCAGGGCAAAATACAAAAGTACGATGCTGCACTTAAGACAGTTGATGCCACCATGGGCAAACACCAAAGGAACGTAGGTAACTACGCAAGCGGAACGGATCAATTAAACTTCTCAGTTACTCAGTTAGCTCGTGAGATGCCTGCCTTTGCTAATTCTGTACAAACGGGATTCATGGCCATATCGAACAACTTACCAATGTTCTTTGATGAGATAGGTAAGCTAAAGACTGCAAATGCTGAGCTTGCCGCCGCAGGAAAGCCAACACAAAGCACATTTAAAGCACTCGCAGGCTCATTGCTATCAACTCAGGTTCTTTTGTCCGTAGGCGTTACTTTGATTACCGTGTACGGTGCAAAACTCATCGAGTTAATTAGTAGTCTTTCTGGCGTAAACAAAGCCTCTGAGGAAAACGCAGCAATTACCAAAGCACGCAATGAAGAGATATTAAAAAGCCGCAAGGCAATCGCTGACGAGTCGGCTGAGTTTGTGGGCAATATCATGATGCTCAAAGCCACTAACAAAGGCTCAAAGGAGCGTGCTGATTTGATTAAGGCCATCAATAAAGAATACGGCTCTACTATCAAAAACCTAAAGGATGAAAAAGAGTTCCAGGCGCAGTTGAATGCTGAGGTAAATAATTACATCGAGTTCCAACGCATACGCTACAAACTAGAGCGTAATGAGGAACTTATTTCCGGAAACCTTCAAAAGCAATCTAGGCTAAGAATGGAGATAGCCAATGCAGAAAAGCAAAACAATGACCTCATCAAACAAGGTGCATTGAATCGCAAAGAGAGCTATGAAACCGATGACATGGGCATCCGAGTTTCTACCGGCTTGGCTTACGCAAATGAGGAGCTTGCTATCCAATATGAAAAGAATACCAAGATTATTGAGGAGAACAAAAAGGAACTTGAAGCGGCTGAAAAGCGTTTGACTGCCTACGGTGTTTCTTCACTTTCAGCTCAGGAGCAAATCAAGAAATACGGCTACACAACCGAGAAAACAACTAAAACTCAAAAAGAGATAAACACCGCTTTCAAAGACGGTAACGAATACGTTTCTAAATACATTCAACTCAATCAGGAGCTTATCCAAATCCAACAAGGCCGCACCATTACGCAGCACAAGGAGAACATTGATGCAATGCTCGCTAATGAAGTGAAATTCGCTGAGGACACGGGACAAGCTCAAGTTGACGAGCTCGAAAGAGTAATCCATGAAATGTACGTGATACAAGCGCAGTTCATCGAGCAACAACGCGACTTCAAACTAAAGGCCATTGAAGACGAATACCAACGCGAAAAGACGCTAAGACTCAAAGCACTTCAAGACGAAAGAGATGACTTGCTTAAAGGTGCTGAGGGCAACACCGATGCTCAGGCTAAAATCAATGCTAACTATCAGGTTAAGTTAACCGCCTTGAATAAAGAGGAGGAGACCAGGTACAAAGACGTTCAAAAGGAAAAAGAGGTTGTAACGGCCGAGACGGTTGATAAAGTAACCGGATTGAAACAAGAGGAGTACGATGAAATAAACCGCGTAAATAATGAGATTATTGATGCGCAAATCGACTTTGCAGATAAGAGCAACGCAACCAACCAAAAGACGCACGATGAAGAGATGAAACTCATTAAGGAGCGCTATGAAGTTATCATGAGCGTTCAGCAATCCATTACCGATGCAATACAATACCAAATCGACAAGCGTATTGAGCTATTGCAAAAGGAAAGCGATGCCGCAGCTAAACAACAAGACTTTTTGCAGAACTTAGCTGCCAATGGTAATATTTATGCTCAGCAATCTATTGCCGAACAAATACGCATCCAACGCGAAGCGCAACAAGAGCAATTGCGCCTTGAGAGAGCGAAGCAATCAGTTGAGTTGGTGAGTACAGGCCTAAAGACATTTGAAAGCGCACTAAGCGAAGGAAAAACACCTGCTGAGGCATTGGCTTCAACTATCGTAAACACGCAGGTCTTAACCTCATTCCTTAAAAACCTACAATTCTATGAATCGGGTACCATGAATGCCCCTGGTGGTTTGTCCGTAGTCGATGAAAAAGGAGCGGAGTTAATTACCGATAGACGCGGTAACATTAAGGAGATAGGTACAGGCAAAGGCGCACGCTTCACAACGCTTTCACCTGGTGACCGAGTTTATACAGCCACACAAACAAGTGCTTTGCTTAACTCATTTGAGGGTGCTGCCACCATGTCACAAATGCCAAAGGCAAGCGGCGCAGGCCTAGGCTTTGACACCGCTATCCTTACGCGTGAACTCAAAGAGCTTCAAAACATCGTTGCTAACAAATCAGAGAGTAATGTGCATTGGCAGTCTTTCTCTAGTGGTATTGCTGAAATTGTACAAAGCAAACAAGTTGGAGGCCGTAAAATAACAAACAGATTCAGAGTAAAATGATAAGGTACTATTTGAACGGCACCGAGTGCAATCCAAAAAACAAGGATTCAGTTAACTACGTCTTTGATTTTACTGATCGTCAACTCAGAGAATTAGAGCTATCAGTTGACACGCTCGAATTTGTACGCGAGGACTTTGATGCCATTAAACAATGGATTTCGATATACGGCTACGTTGTGGGCATGCCTCTTGACATCAAATACTCAAACGGCCAAGTTGTCAAATACCTACTTGACTTCTCTGACCCAAGTTTCGCAATGCAGGAACGCGGTTGTAAAGTGAAGTTAAAGAGATACAAAGCAATTGATAACTTCTTTGATAATGCTAACGGCCTTTCGTTTGGTACTTTGCAATGGAGTAACAGCGACTTTACCAATGTCGACTATGTTGTAATTCCTGAGCAACAAGGCTCTTATTACCTTTCTTTAGCATTGGCTACTTTTGCCCTAGTTCAGGAGTTGCAAAATGCAATCCAAGAAATTGCAGAAAGCGCAGCCGATTTGACAAAGGCTTTAGTTCCAGTTGGCTTGCCGGTGCCAGCTCCTGACTTTGGAGCAATCGCCGTGGCAGTTATCAAATTGGCCGCTCGCATTGCTTACGCATTAGCTATCGTAATCGCATTGGTAAAGCTAGGCATTGAGATTATTAATATCATTTTTCAACCTATACGCCAATTCAGAGCTGCAACAATTTACAAGCTAGTAAGCAAAGGTTGTCAGCATTTAGGCTATACGCTCAGCAGCACGCTACTCGCCTCGATTCAAGACCTCACAATCCTGCCTGTACCACTTAAACCCAAAGACCCTAATTGGTTCTATGAACTTTTGGGAGTGGCAACCAATGGCTACACAAACGGCTATCCTAGCTCACGCGATACAGCGCAAACACTTGGCCAATTAATTACGGTCATTGAAAACACGTTCAATGCAAAGACCATTGTAAAGAATGGAGTTGTAACGATCGAGCATGAAACGTATTTTGAGAAAACGCCGAACACTGGCTTTTTAAGTGCATTCAACTTGCAGGACCAATTGCAAAGCGAGTACAAATTGAACGCTGAACAGCAGTTTAAACGCATGCTGATTCAGTACCAAGTTGACCCGTCAGACTTTAATACCTTTGACGACACCAAGCAAAACCTATACGAAATATCTAGCGAACCAATTAACACAACGGATAGAGCATCTGAGTTGATTAAAGGCTTTGATTTGATTGATATACCTTTTGCACGTGGCACCAACAAGGGTAAATTAAACTTCCTAGAAACGGCCGCCAAGGCTCTAGCAAAATCATTTGACACGTTTACGGGTGGTAGCCTCAGCGCAAAAATTGAGGCACGTAAAAATGTGCTTCAAATTAGCTCGCAGTATTTCAATGTGACCAAGCTACTAGCTATGAATGGAAGTAGGCTCAATGCAAACCAATATCAAAGACTTGGTTGTGACGTCCTAGCATCAAAGTATTGGTATTCACGTTACATCCAAAACAACCAAAAGCACGTATTTGAGAACATTCCTATTGCGATGACTGAAACGGAGCTTTTCCAAATCCTAGACAACAATTATATCGTATTGGATAATGGCAAGGTAGCTGAGATTACCAACATTCAATGGAGTGAAGTAGAGCACTATGCAACCGCTACCATTCACGTGAGAGAGCAAGCAATTAACGTACAAACAACAATCATAGACAATGGCAATTAACGACATTCTAGGGAAGGACATTCCTAACATTTTAAAGCAATTCAAGAAGCTAGAACAGAAGCTAACGCCTGAACTCGTTAAAATCCAAGCTAATCGCGAGCATATGCCTGCTGATTTAATGACTAAATTTGATGAGGCAATAGCTGATATTAAAGCCAATAAAGAAAAATTAAAGCAATATGGCATTAACGATATTAAGTAAAAAGTACACTACTCGCAATCAGCCGTCAGGCAACTCGTTTTTGCTTGCTAACTCCGGTCAATTGATTCAGGAGCAAATTGTCTTTACCGTAGATTTTACTTTTCTCAGCACGACCCAAAACTCGGTAACATTTCCGAGCAATTACGAAATTCAGCTACTTGGCGGCATTTGGTCTGAGTACGGTTTTAACGTAGGCGATGCCATTCAGTTAAACGGAGTTGTTCAACAAGGCAGCAGCACAATTACTTTTTCAAGTTTTGCCGCAACCATTACCGATATAAACGGCGATACGCTCACCTTAGACACAAACCTAGACCCTGCAGGCTCAGGCATTCTAATTGGTGCCATCATGCCAACGTCAACCGTTGGAACTACACCGCTCACAATCGTAAACACAACGGCAAGCACACCGCAAGCCTTAGAGATATTTCACAATATTGTTGAGAACTCGGCAAGTGGCTCGGTTAATAGCTTGATTGACGGCGAAGTAAACCGCTTTAGAACTGACGTGCTCGCAGGCCTTTCAGTTAATGGTAATACCACAATGGAGCAACTTGGTAACAAATCAGGAGGTTCTTACGTATTCAACAGATTAACACGCCTTTCCGATTCATCAGGTAAAAAGCGCTATCAAATAGACCTTTTTTACTACTTCCCTTACATGTTTGAGGATGGTAGTTTTGATGAGCCGTCATTTTTTGAGGCCTCGCAGTCATTAAAGCCGTATTTCGAGCTTTATGTCATTCCACAAGTAAACAATCCTAACGCGCAATTGAAGCTTGCAAACGGCAGCTTATTAGGTAATGTGGGTTGGTTAAACGAAAGCTACAACCAAGGTATTAATGACTTCACTTATGAGTTAACTATTGAGGACGCTTCCGGAAATAACCTTGATGAGGTCGATTTTTCGCAGGAAAACAATGTGACTGTCAAAGTTTACAACGCTGCAGCCATTTCAAATTTGATTGAGGCGCAGTTTTACATGGTGCCACAGCCTGACACCTACAAAAATAAGCCACAAAGTAACGCTGAATTGATACGTTTGTCCGGTATTTACTTCAATGGTGCAACCCCGATTTACAGCGGTTACGGCGTGGGTACTGAGCGCATGGTATCTAGTGACTTTACATTTGCTCAGCTTTCAGGTTACGCTCAAATCACGTTCAAACTCACGCCAAACGCTGCGTTTAACACTTATGCAGACGCGCTAAGCACGCAGGACTTGCAATATCGCTTAACGCTTACCGTGCAAAACACAGGGGGCACAGCCAACAATAATAACGGCGTAACTCTTAACCTTAAAGAGGGTATTTTAACAAAGAACCCTGTGCAAGGTGGTGTTTATTCAGGTTTATTGACTCAGCTATTTACTGATCATGCTGGCGTTAATGTTACAGACAACCGATTCACGACAGAAGACGACTTCATTTATAAGTCAACTTTCAACCTAGTCAAAAACCAAGCTCTAAACTCGTTAACGGCTGAGGTTGTCATTGAAAGAGATTCAGACGCTAGTCAATTTGCGTTAGTATCGAAATTGATTCCATTTGCAAACTACGTAACTACGCCCAACGGAGTTATTCAAATCGCATTTAACGAGCCTATTCAGCAATTCTTGGATAACCCACAGGCAAACAAGCTAACTCTAGAGCTTACGGGTACTGAAACGCTCACGACATACGAAGCAAAGCTAACTTGGTCGCTAATGGCCAACTGGCGCTATTGGATAGCTCAAAACAACGCTTTCTTAGACTTTTTCAACGGCTCACTTCCTGAGAATGGTCTCAATGCCGAGTGGATGCGTTACTTGCGCACATCAGGCTACACTATCAAAGTCAAATGTAGCTTACTCACGGCTGACAATGTCGAATACTATTGGGAAAATCCTTTCTCACTTATTGATTACGACACGGCCGAAGACCAAGCGTGCGATATTAAGCTATACGATGCAACCGGTACAGAACAAACCGCAATCATTGCAAATCAAATCATGACCGTTAAGGCCATATTTACCACCGCAGTAGGTCAATGGGTTGAGCCTTCAATATGGGGATGGTTGAGCATAAGACCAAAAGAGGCCGACCCTAACAAACGCCTTTCAACGGTTTGGGATTGGTCAAGTCAAGACAAGCCATTGCAACCGCAGGCAGGATTGACAAAGGTAGACATCGAGCAAATAAGCACAACCGAGGTTCATTTAGTTTGTGAGATAGATACAAGCGGCATTGACACCGCAAGCACAATTATTGCTACTATCAATCAAAAAGACGACAAAGGCAACTTCTATTTGGTCCACAAACAGGACTTTAATAAAATCACTTTGCCGGGCGATGCGATACGCGAGGACAAAGGCGCGGTTTTCTGCTCTGAGCCTCAGTTAGTAGTCGCAAGCCTTGAAGATGCGGCGTATTATAAAAACGATCGCACAGGCATCGCGTATAAGTTCGATGATATGACTATTGAGCTTGAAGACGCAAACGGCAATTTATCACCTGCTCCAGGGATAACGGTAAACTTTCCACACCAACCCGATGCAATCGGTTTTGTCATTGATTGGAGACAAGTAGCAAGCGGAAGCGTATTGCTTCAAGGCTGTTATAAGGTACGTGTCAATTGGGAGCTTTCAGGCAACTCAGGTTGGTTCTATTATGGCAGTTACAACCTTGTCGAATACACACCTTTCAATGTGCTTGGTACCGTGCGTTTATTCGTTGTGCTCAACGATTTAGTACGCAAGCAAGGTATTAATTACAAAGATTCAGGTTTTGCCTCTACGGTGCGCTTTCGTGGCCAATTTGGCTACATGCAACCTAAGTATGAAACTGAAAACATTATTTATACTGATCGCAGACGCGAAAAGGTACGCAATGAGGCCTTGAGAAGTTATGAGCTTCGCAGTAGTTATTTGCTTTCTTGCATGACTCGCTTAATTGATGAAGAGTGCCTACTCACAGCAAATCAAATTTACATATCTGACCACAACGCCAACAACCATGTGCAAGATATGTATTACGACTTCCCTGTAATTCTTAGCGAAGAGGAGTCACCAACATTCGAGTACACTGATAGCGTATTTGCAAAAATCAAAGCGGTTTTTGTTGATAAAGTTGCCTACTATGAAAGCAAGTACGATGGCAATATTAAAGGCTCTGACAACATCATTTTACAGCTACCAACAACCACAACAGGCGGCGGAGGTATTTGCGAAAACGCAACCGTTCACAACTCTGATTATACCTATGTTGAAAGCGTGGTAAGCGGTGGCGATTTAGAGCTTCCTGATACACAAGTAAATTTATACATTGACGGGGTTCTCGTGGATAGCCAAAACGTGGTAACTTTGAGCAATGCAATCCTTAACGTAATTTGGCAATAATGGCTTACGACTTTTTTATAGAATCACAGGTTAAAACCTTCGCAACTTTTGGCGCATTTCCCGTTACAGGAGCGCTCAAAACAATATACATAGATGAGAGTACGGCAGATGCTTACTATTGGAATGGTGCTGCATACGTTCAAATCAGAACTGAGGCTAAATATCAGGCCATTGACGTGCTGAACAATACAGGTGCGTCAGTTCCTAAGATGTCTGTTTGTTATATCAAAACCTCATCAACCTCAGCAAATACACCTGAGATTTTACTCGCCAATGCGACAAGTGAGGCAACAAGCTCGAAAACTATCGGCTTACTCATGGCTACAACGGCTAACGCTACAACGGGTAAATTAATCACGGCAGGTGAATACGACAAGTTCAATACATCGGCCTATAACGTAGGTGACCGCCTTTGGCTTGGTACAACTGATGGAAGCATCACAACTACACCACCAACACAACCAAATCACGCGGTTTTCCTTGGTATTGTAACACGTAAGCAATCACAAAACGGGCGTATATTGGTAGCTATCCAAAATGGCTATGAATTAAACGAGCTGCACAACGTACTTATCGACACACCAACAAATGGCCAAGCATTGATTTTTGACGATGCGACCGACCTTTGGAAAAACGTATCGCCAACCATCCAAATTGATAGCGTACTAATTAGCGCAGGCGATTGGGTGCCAGACGCAGGCATTTATAAATACACATACTCAAACGCCGCGATTACAGATATCAAAGTTGTGGAGATTATCCCTGCAAATGATGCTTATAGCATTGTGCAAGGCATTGAGGTTTTGCCACTAACTGAGAGCTTCAACGGATATGTGGAATTTTACGCCAACAACTTGCCTACTGAGGATTTTTATGTAACAATACTGATTAGAATATGAAAGGCTCTGTTAGACTCCCTGTATTTATTGATGACGCTAGGAAGTACGTCAACACAACACAACTACGCGCTAAGTATTTAGGCGCAAGCTACGAGGCTGAGTATTGCCAATGGCAAACGCTTCACGGCTTGGGATCATTAATGGAAACGGCTTCGCTAATCATTACGCCAAATGCCTACCTCGAAGGCAAGCTAATCGCTTCCTATCCGCCTGACCCGATTGGAGATTTTGATGTAACACGAGCGACCACCGCAACACGAGTAAACTCTGC